GTCCGCAACGTTGGCTGTGGTGAAGTTCTCGAAATCGGTGTTGCGCAGCATATTCTGCCCGACACCGCCGGCGTCGATAGCCGCGCTCACGCAGCTGATTGATTGACGCACGCCAGACCCTGCGGGGAATCGTCGGTCAAGATTGTCGTATGCAACCAAACCGCGAATCTCAAAGGTTTCTGCGCCCCTTAAGATAGCCTGACCTTGCGCGTCTTGAATGCAGCGTACCTCTAGCTTCTCATTGCGTACGTTGCTCATAGTCGCCACATTTGGCGTGGGCAAATTTGTCGGCTCAACAGAGACAACGAGTTTTCCCGTACCCGTGTTACCCGCTCCAAGCGCAGGACTGCCAACGCTTGAGGTATTAAGGTTTACGCTTGCGACTGCTGCGTCCATGTCGCGGATGAGATACAGCAGCGCGCTTTCAAGATCTTTGCGCGGCAGGATTCCGCTCAGTCCTGTTTGCGAATCTGCCCAGCACATCTCGACAAGCGTGTCAATAGCAATTGCACGCAGGTCGTTCATGACGCCGCCAGCTTGCGCAATGCGCGCTTCCTTAGCGGCAACAAGGCTTGCAACCATCCAAGAATCGGCGGCGCTGTACGCGCCTTGCACGTCTGCAATTTCGGTTTCAATGTCGGACATATGCGTACGCACATCAGACATCATGCCGAAGATTTTGCCGAGTCGAGTAAAGACGCCGCCGGAGCCGGTGAGTGTTAGTGCCATAGTGTCTCTACCCTTTATCGGGATTTGGGAAAACGGCGTTCAGCGTGGCGCGGCGCTTTGCGCAGCCGCAATCGACGCCCGACCGTTCTACGACCGCCGCGATTCCGGTCACAAGGGCGATTGAGTGGACAACGTCGCCAAGGCCGCGCGCTTGACCAGTGTAGTGCGGACAGATAGCGCAATCGTCTGGCGTGACCGGACGCAAGATGGCGACATGGACGCACCGACGCTGCGACGCGATAAGGAACGCGCAAGCGTTACGCTGTTGCGACGATATCGACATTAATGCTCGCAACAGTTGACTCAATTCGACACGGTGGCGAATGGTTTGACGATGAAACTAATGGTAGGCTTGTCGACGCAACAATCACTCTATTACAAGTTGCATTTGATGAGACGCGTAGTTTTGTGGAGCAAGGATCAAAATGCGCGCACAAACTTGCAGGCCTGTTTGTTGTCGATCCACTTGACGCACAATAGCCCGTGCCATCAGGGCACTGGCATCCCGTGCGAACAAGAGAGTATGTTGACGACGCGGCAACTGCTGATGCTCCTGTAATTTTCCATCCGTACCCGAGCAAAGTGCTGCCGTTGAATATTTTCTCAAATGTGCCAAAAACCGTAATAGTAGCTGACGCGCGAGTCAAAAGTTCGTAAGTACCGATGCAATCCGACATCTGAGGATCGGTGGGACATGGAGGATAAATAGTAGTCATAGTCCTTGACTCACTAATCATTGACATCATTCCTATGTATTTGCAAAAAGGAGCGGTTGTCGTAATTTGTGGGGTAAGAACGCCAGAGAATCTTGCAACAACGCTGACGTCGTCCTGTAATAATGACGAGCAAGGAGGTTGCAAGCTAAAGCAGTCCTGCATTTGTAATCTTGTAAACGCGGACTCCCCACTGATAGCAATGCTCTGTGGAACAGTGCCGTAACACGCCACGAGTGCAGCGATGGTCTCAGCGTTAAAACAAGTTGCCTCAGAGCAACAGCACGCCGACCGCAATAAGTTACTCACACCGACACTTCCGTTCCGTAGATCGAAATTGCAATGTGATCGGCAGTTGCTTGCGACGCCCACAGCGCGTCGCCTTGCTCAAGATATCGCGCGTCGCTGTCAACAATTAAGGTTGTACGCGCAATCGACAGGTCGTAGTACCAAGCGTTGCTCGTCGCCGCCGTCTCGCTTGGTACAACATGATGCAGCCGAATCGTCGCCGCCGATGTGGTCAAGTTGCACACGCTGATAAGCATAATTTGCGCTCGCTTGCCAGCGGGACAAATGTAGATTGGCGCGGTTGTAGTCTTAGGGATGACAGCGCACAGGCGACGCGGCGAACCTTCAAGGCGCGAGAATGTGTTGTAATTTGTCAAAGGCAGTTCACCGAATATTCGTTTCTTGCGTGAAAAAACGCGCCGTTATTGTTATCAAAAGACATTGACACTATCTCCCCGATCTGGATCGCAAGTCGTGTCACGGTAGCACCAGATCCACCCGCCTGAGGAGTTGAGTACTCTGCGCCGTTTAGTGCTGTCCCGTACTGAATAGCCCCGTTGGGCAAGCCAGCTCCTCCGTACATACCCGCGACGGCGGGGTAGTTGAATGTTGAAGACGACGCGGAGTGAACCACTTCCCGCCAACTATAAAGCCAGCGGCTGCCGCCAAGCGGTGCTGGGGAAGTTGCGGTCTTGCTTGTAATCTCTGCTGGAAACGCCTCTGCGCGCCGCTCACGCGCAGTGATAATCCAATACCCGCGCCCCTCCTTTGAACGAAACCATGTGAGTCGCGCAACTCCAACAAGATCCGATGAATGAAACGCGGTTACGCTTTGCAAGAAGTAGCACGGTTGATAGTTTGGGTTTAGTTGCCCGTTATCAAGACGATGTGCTCCGGTCGTAAGTCCGTTTGGGGCAAGTTGCCAGTATGGTGGAATAAATTCAGTAGAGGAATTGAGTCTAACTTCAGCGAATGCAACATCCCCAGCGGGTGCGGTGGATGGCGGTTTAGACAATGTAACAAACAGATCTTTACGAACTGGCTCGATTGCGGCTTTGCGTGAATTGACACGCGAAACCTTTTGCGAATTTTCCGACGCAACACACATCTCGTTGATGTCCGCAAACGTCAAGCGCCCGAGACTGCCGGAATTGAAGCGAGGAAGCGGCATTGTTAGTCGGCAAGGATTGTGTATTGCAAGTCAACGGCCGACGTAATGGCAAGTGCATACGGAGGGTTTGTCTGATTCATTCGGATCACACCAACCTCGCCAGGCTTAAGCTTTGCAAACGCAAGGAAATTACTAGAGGCGTCTCGCACGCCAAGTTGCACAGAGTAAATTTCGCTTAGGTTGCGAAAGTACGCGTAACCCATCGTGGCGGTCGTAATGCCGTCAAGCGACAGCGCCGTGCCACCGGCGGTCGTAGGAATGGACACGATGCCGCCTGCGCTTGTCGAGCCGCTGAGCGTGACTGCAAATGTGCCTGGGTTGTGGTCGACTACAAGGTACGACTTCTTTGCATACAGTCGCGTTGAGATAGAAATTTCAGATGCCACAGGTCAACTCCAGTTCGGTGAGATGCTCGAGAAGTCGGAAAAGATTGGGAACGGCTGCTTGTAGTACACATCGACGGCTTGCGCGTACGGCTCGGTGTAAAGCTTTGTATCAATGTCGCCGTTTGCATTGCGCCGCGGCGTTTGGATTAAGTGGTACTCGCCGTCTTGCTGCATTGAATGCGTGATTGACCACAGACCAAGACCAATGCGACGAGCGGTTGCGCCGCGATACACCATTAGTCCTTTGTAATTGCCCTGAAACGCTTTATCGTTTCGGGTGCCTTGCGCGGTTACGATTGCTGGGTACAGCAAATTCACAAAGGTCGCGTAGTCAACAGTCTCGGTCACTGACCAATCAACCTTGAACCGCAACATAGACAACGGAGAACCAACGATGTCCATGCGGCCGCCGCCAATGTCGGTAGTCGCTGTCACTGTGCCGTCGGTTGGGATTGCTGCGTTTGATCGATAGAAATCCTCAAAGCCCGATTGAAAGTCAAGCGTTACCTCAACGTACCCTTCTTCGGTCGGATCCTTTTCGAGCGGCGCATTGGACGCATATTCCCACGTCACGTCCCACATATCAGTACCCGCGCGCTTCTCGATGCGGTACGCCTTGGCAAAGAGATTGTTAATAGACGGGAACGGCTCGCCGCGGTACGGAATTCCGTTGCTGCCAAACAGGTCAACAATCGTCTGCGGATTGTCAATGACTGTCGCGTCATCGTAGATCGTAAACAGACGCGAGCCGGTAGTGCTTCCGCCTGCGAATGCGTACGACCGCGTTTGTAACTGTTCAGTCGCGACCACTGTCATTTAGAAAACTCCCGCCGTCTCGGCGCGCTGGGTTGCTAGTTTCTCGACGGCTTTCATTGTGCGTTCCTGCACGACCTTTTGCATGGACGGCGGGTACGCCTCGAACTTGAACGCGCCCAGCGCCGTGCTTGCTGAGCCTGACGCAATGTTGAAATAGTCAGCCTCGGCGTCCGCTTTTGCGTCCTCGCGCGCCTTGTTGTCTTCAATTTGATCTTTTAGTTCTTCCTTTGCAATTCTCGCTGCTTCTTTTGCCATGTCGTCGGCAAGATCTTTTGCAGCCTTTGCAGCTTCTTCCGCAATGTCTTCTGCGAGTTCTCTTGCCTGCTCCGCAGCCTTTTCTGCGGCGTCGGCTTCTGCCTTCATTTGCTTCTGCATTGCGTCTTCGGCTGCTTGCATTTCTTTTGCGGCAATTTCGGCGTCGGCGTCAAGTTGCTTTTGCTTTGCGTCATCGATGCGCTTAATTTCCGCCTCGTACGCCTGCATTGCAAGCGACTTGCGCAGCTCCGAAAGCTTTATTGCTAGCTCGGCTTCCTTCTTACTCTTTTCGTCGTCTTCGCGCGCCCATTTAATTTCGCGCTGAAGAACGTCCTCTACTTTTTTAGCAGCGTCAAGTTTTATCTTTGCAGATTCGCGTTCGTTGCCTGCTGCGGTTGCAGCGTTTTGCGCAAGTTGTGCCTCGACGCTTGCAATATCTTGAACAATGTCAAGCCGACGGCCAGCTTCAGCTTTCATTTTTGCCGCTAAAGCTTCTGCCTGCGCTGCCGCTTTTTCCGCATCGTATGTCCCCATTGCCGCGCCAATGCCTGCTTCGACAAGCCCAGCCACCGCGCCAATGATTGGAATACCTTTGATTGTGTCGGTGATAGCAACGCCAATAGTCTTGTCGCCTTTCAGCGCGTCCGCTGCCCCGCGGGTTATTTGATCCGCAAGACCAAGACCAAGCGATTTGCCGACCTTTGCCGACACTCCAGAAAACGACGAAGAAAAGCCAGCGGAAAACTTACTGCCGGTATCTTTGCCTGTTTGGGTTGCTTGCGGTGGCAGCGCGCGAAACATAGCGTCGAGCGCGGTCTGGTCGCCAAAGATGCCGACGTAGAGATCACCGGCAGTTCCCGTTGCCATTAGCGCGCCCTCATTTGAGATTCGACGTAGGCTCGAGCGTCGCCGCCTTGTTGCGCTTCGCGCGTAAATTCGCCTGAGCACGCATAGCCGAGCAGCGCGTCAAATTCCGACACGCGCAGGCTCAACGGATCGTGTATGCGAAGTTCGCGCATGAGGAGTGCTGCCTCTTTCAGCCGATCGCGAGGCGCTGCGCTTCCGATCGGCTCACGAGTTTTGACGATGTGTTCTCGCCGCTCTTGACGTCCACCAACACATACCCAAGCAGCTGGTACGCCAGGCTTGTCAGCTCTGTCGGCGTCAGCTCGAGCGCAACGACTTCTGCCTCCGCTTCGCTGCCGAGGCTCTGCGTCACCACAGCGAGCGCACCGGCGGTTGTGAATGTGTAGCGCAGGAGTTCGCTTGCGAGGCTTGCACTTTCGCGCGCCTGTGCCGCAAGCGCGCGCAGCTCCTCGGCTGACGCGCCGGTTGCACGGCCGTCGACAATTGCTTCTTGCGCGCGTATCTCGGCGGACGCCTTTTGGATGTTTACGCACTCGCGCACGGACAATTGGCGAAACACGCGCACCGCAGCGCCAACAGCAAACGGAATGTCACCTACTGGGTTCACGCGATCTCGACCTTTCAATCAGGGATTTCAGCTCCGCGTCATCAGCCGACGCGCAGACGGACACATCAGAGAATCGGCGTATATCAGCGTCGCGCACTTCACTCGGCTTGCGACGCATCGAATGTAATACGCGAAACAAGGCGACTTCTTCGGTAAGCCTTGACGGCGAGACGCGGCGCTTTGCAAACGAGCCGTCGTGAAACCAAAGCGACACGATCCAGTCGTGTGCGCCTGGTGCGATGACCTCGGCGACTGCGCCGAGCAAACTCAATTTGTTGCCCACACAATGGATGGGCCATTACTATCGTTCATCTCGACGTTCATAGTAATGGTTGACTCGCCTGCTTTGTCGACGCTTAGCGCCCACGATGCAAACACTGCGTCAAATTGAATCATCGCTTGACCGGCGGCGAGTGTCGTGGACGTGCCTGTGCCAATGACGTGCAGCGAGATGGTGCCGCCGGCTTGCTCGGCTGGAGCGCCAACACTAGACGTCAATCCAAAAACGTTGCTTCCAGCGGCAGAAACAATTGGATTTCCACCAACGGATCCGGTGATGTCAAGCACGCCCAGTCGACGCGTGCGGCCGCTGTGACCGAATCCGGTCGTGTCGCTTGAGACGCGCGCAACGTTCAGCGCCCACGTCTTGACGTTCAGTTGGTAGCCAGCCGGAAGTGTTGCGAAGCCGTCGTTGCCTACTGCGAGTGCCATGTTTTAGCCTTTCAACTTGTTGCGAATCCTTGAATCTCGTACCTATCGGATATCGTCCAACCGTCGACTGTGAATGACGCTACGCCGCGCTCTTTGCACACAATAGACGCTCGATCGTATCCCGTAATTGTTACAACCGCACCGTTGAGCAGCGTTCTTGCGGCGTTAATTGGCGTCACTACGGTTGACGCGCTCGAGCGATCAGCAAACACGCCGAGCGACACGGTCAGTATGTGCCGCTCGTTGCCGGACATGAACCGCTCGGACGTTGTGGTTTCGGCTTCAATAATAGCGACCGGAAGTTCAGATTCTGCCGGTGAACTGTCGAGATACACGCGACCTCCGCACAGCGAGTAGAGCGTGCCTGCGGTCTGCACCGAGATCAACCGAGCGTAAAACGCCTGCGCAAGTGGTGTACTCATTTGCGACGCCTCGGTAGAGCCTTTGCGAGCGCGCGTTTGAACGCAACGCGCATAGTTTCAGGCACTGTCTTTTGGTAGATCTCGAGCGATGGTTTTAAGTATGGTCGAGGCTTGACTCTGCCGTACCCGCGATCGATCTGCGCGTAGTGCAACTTCGACGAAAGCCGAAATCCTATTGCTGTTGGACTAAGCTTGACTTTTTGCACTGTTGAATCTGCGCCGACCGTCTTGCCAACTGTCCAGGAAGCGCGCAGCCGCCCAAAGTTGGGTGCCGGTGGATAGCCTGGGCGACTCGCGTGATGCCGACGACCGCCCTTTTGGGTGTAGATGCGACCCGTTCCCTTTTTGCCCAGCATCGTACTGACGGTTGCGGACGCCACCAAAAGCCCAACGCGCGCAGCTTCGAGAATCGCAGCTTCAATAACGGGAAACAGTTGCGGGTTGGGAGCGAATCGCGTCATACTGGAATGTCTATTGTTGGGCTGACTCGCTCGCAATCGACGATGGTGTGCATATTAGGATATGTGGCGTCTTCAATGAGATCCGGAACAATGACGCCTGTCACGCGATATCGAGACGCGTCGTTTCCTGAAGCAGGATAAATAATAATGTCATCAGCGCGCACGTCTTCAATGCCGGCGATGTACGCGCGAAACGTAACGCCCAAGCGATCGCCACCGGCGCGGTCGGTTATGTTTGCAGAGCGTGGCTGTAAAAAAGCAACGATATCACTAGCACCGCCCGTATAGTCGCGCTCAACTGCGCCATACGCCGTGACGTTAGTAGTTGGGCGAAGAAGGCCAGCAACCTTGCCCATTTTGCTAATGAGCGAAAGCGCGCTCAACGCAGTCTCCGATACGGCGACAGCAGTTCCTTGACTTCGGCGTTGAGCGCGTCGCCAACGGCAATAGTCTCGGAGTAGTCGCCAATGCTTTGCGTCGTGACGCCTGTGTCGCGCTGGCGGCCGTAGAAGTAACGGGTTGCAAGCATGATTGCGGCGCGCTCGAGATCGTACGGCACCGTCACATAGCCGCCGTCGTATTCGATGAGGACAGACAGCGAGCCGCGCGGAAGTCCGGCGTCGGCGAGCGTGCGGTGTAGGTTGAGGATGCCGCGATCGGCGTCGACTTCGGCATCAAGGTCGCCGCGGTCGGGGTAATACAACAGACACGACGTTGTCTGTAGATCTCGTCCGCCAATGCGGCGGATCCACTGCGCAGGGCAGTCGGTGCCAACGGTTGCCGAGTAGCCAGTGGTTGCGGCAATTGCCGTAGCAAGTTCGCCTGCCGTGTTGTACGTTGCAAACAATAGAGACGTCGCAGTCTCGGTGCCGTTACTTGCACGACGTGCTAGGCGTATGCGATCCTCTTCAACAATAAGCAGCACCGCTACGTCGCTTGCGATAGTGGACGAGACTGTGAGCGCGAGCTGGTTGCCGTAGCCAACGTAATAGACCGACGAGAGCGGCGTGTTTTTGACGCGCAGCTGCGCTTGACCGCCGGCGTCGTGCCATTCGTAAAATCGTCGCGACTTCAATTTGCGCCGACAGTACGACTCGATAGTTCCCGTTGCGCGGTCGATTGAGTCCTCGAGCAGCGTGTCGTAGGTAAGCGCAGTGATGCCGAGTTCGGTTTTCAGCGCGGCCAGTGTGATGAGAGCGTAGGTATCAACGGCCATGCGGGTTCCTCGCGGTTACATCGGCTTTCGCGCGCGTTTGGTTGTGCCGTCGGTAGGCTTTGCTGTGGGCGTCGGAGTTGGCTCAGGGGGGCGCAGGCACCGCAAATGGCCTGAACGGACGAGCGTTGCACGCAACGGCTCCGCAACGCCTACGACGGAGCCTACGCGGTGACCGAGGCAAGGCTTTAGCACGATGGCTAGATCCGTGGCATCGCGCATTGTGGCCGACCCTTCGCGTTAAAATCCGACATTCGCTGATGTATGGTTTCGAGCCGGTCGCCGCTCCATGCGACAAGTATTTCGAGGTGACCGATGCGCACGCGTGGCGTAATGGAAGACTTCCAGCCGGCAGCGGTTGCCTGTTTCCAAAAGTGAATATCTTCGTCGGTGCGACCGTCGTCCCATTCGCCGGTCTCTCCTGGCGTTGCGCTAAACCACGGCTTTGGCAATCGCTTCAGCGCGTCGACGCGGATGAGCGTTGCGCCAAAATGCGAGTGCAAACACGGAAGATGCGCGTCGTTCAATCGCTCGACGTCAAGGTCGAAGATTGGCTTGCCGGTGCCGTCGTCGAGCTTTGTCAAAATCTGGTCGGACTCGCGTTTGCTTTGCAGCGGTGCCAGCGCGTCGAGTTCGTACTCCTCGGCAATCGTGCGCAGCACAATAAGATCGTGCGCGTCAAACACGCTGTCGTAGTCGACGGCAAGGATCCATTTAGCTTTGCCCTGCTTGATCACTTGTTCCATCGAGCGGGTCATACATTGCCCCCAAAACACGCCGCTCGTTTGTATGCACGAAATGCGCAACGCAAAAAACGAATCAAGCAAGCATCGGTATGTATCCGTCCAGCCGACGCGAGGCACCGACATGACCGCAACAACGTCCGGCATTTGCACGACCGGAAGCCGACGCCGTCCTGTCTTGCGCGCGTGCAAGTTGAGCGAAACCCAGTGCGCAGACGTGTCGGCTGCCGGTGGGAATTCGCCGACAAGGTCAAAGCCCGACAACGAAAACAACTCGGCAAGCTTCTCGAGGTTAAAGATAGCAAGGTGCTGGTCGTGCTCGTCGACGTGACCGCCAAGAAGCACTCGCTCGGTGTCTGGGTGCGACGCCTTGTACGCGTCAATGATCTTGTCGAAGTCCGGCACCGCAACATACAGGTCGCCGCCAAACTTTAGCGCGCGACCCCATTCGCGCAGCACAATTGCAGTTTCCTCGTACGGGATGTGCTCGAGGACGTGGATTGCACGGATGGCGTCAAGCGAGCCGTCGGCAATGCCACTGAGCGCGCGCGCGTCGTTGCCGTCTTTAATGTCCCAAGGCGTAAAACCGTCTGCGCAGCGCGCACCACATCCAATATCAAGTCTAGTAGGTTGCATGAACGGGCAACGCATTCTTCCGAATCCGCTACCCGCAAGGGAAAAAAAGAATTTGCTACGGTTGCGTTGAGACAACAGTAGCATCGGTGCTATGTCACCGAGAGCGCGGTCATAGTATCGCGCGATTTGAAAATGTCTAGCCCAACTCCCGTAGACATTAGTAGACAAAAGACAACCGGCGAGGCTTGAAGCCCCGCCGGTCGTTCGTTCGAGTCGAGACGGTCAAGCGTTGACGAGAGTGATCGCGCCGTAGCTAGTTGCGTCAAAGGGAACGTTCGCGGCTTGGCCGAGAGAAGCAACAATCACCGAAGTTGCCGCAGTTGCGCCGCCGTGCAAAACACGGAGGTAGCGCTTGCGAGCCTTGGTGCTAAGGTTGAACTGGACGCCACTTGCCGCGGTCGTTCCGCTTGCGGTGACGTAAGCGGTGGCAGCCGTCCAGTCAGTACCGCAGACGGTGCCTGAGATCGATGCAAAGTTTGTTGCATCGGTCGTGTCCGATTGCTGAATTGCAAGCGTTGAC